GGATAAAAGCGGGATGCCCCTTCTTGAAATTCATCTTTTTGAATAATTTTCTGCCTATTTTGGCGAACTGATTCTTTTTATTGTAAATCTCGATATACATGGTTTTATATTTAATCGTTTAACATTTATACTTGCTTGGCACTTGATGTGCCTGTTATAATGAATCTGTCTCAATGACGGATTTAAGAGATATGGGGTCGTCTTCCCACGTTAAGTATTTACCTGTTAATTTATAAATACTGCCTTTTGGAAGTACGATCGCCGAGTTGTGATCCTCGACGGAAAAATATTCCTCGTCATGCGCCGATCTCTCGTCCGTCCATACCTCTCCTTGCCGCACGGGGAAGTTATCAAGGATAACCTCGTCACCATTCTTGTTTACGGCCAAGAACACTATCGTTTGCTTGCCTAACTTCATGACATATTATAGTTTACTTATTCCTCGATTTGATTGGCTCATCAAGTATTTTTATCGACAATAGCGGATCTTTCTCCGTTAAAGTGTTCCTTAATTTTCATCATTATGAAGTCGAAGTGATTTCTAAATTCTTTGGTATGAGTAAACACGGGAAAATCTATATCAGACAAGTTCATATTTACAATATCGCTCATACACTTTACATGCTCGGAATGAGCCTTATTATAACCTATCCTATAAGCATCCATAACCAACCTTCTGACATCCATCCGGTCTATTGATTCTGGCTGTGGATCACACACCTTTTTTGAATGTTCAATCGCTAGCATTGTAACTTTTTTCTTTTTCATGTTCATATCTTCTTAAAATTGAATTTCTAATTGTTTTTTATTAGCCAAATAGATGGTTTTGCTTACTCCGGAACACCACCAATTAAAGGCATCTTCGGCAGAGTCGAACTCTAAGTACTTTCCGTATAAAGTCCGTAGCTTTTCTATTGTATTGATATATGCTCGACGGTGTAGTGGATACATTCGAAATTCTGAACGTTGGCCTTTACTATTCATAGGGCAACCAATACAACCTATTCTATCCATGATTTTGTAAAGAGGACAAACGGGAATATTTCTCATTTTCAGAAACTCGAAAACTTCCGAAGTTGTCCAGTCGAGAATGATAGAAAGTAAAGGTTTATCGCATCCCAGCTTGCAATCGGAAGTAAACTCTTTACGTTTTGCCCGGCGTGCGCTTTCTTCTTTCCTTATACCGATTACTACAAGTTCATTCAATCCTCTTCGTTCTTTGATTACTTCACAACAGTATCGACGATTCCGGAGGGGTAACATCTTCTTTTTAAGAATAAGCTGAAACATCGTTTTTTCCGGATACAGCCAAGTCACATCGGGATAGTTTGACCGGATAAACCGAAGTACTTCCATCGGGTCTACAGACGTTTTGTAGAAATAGGCATTGAACTTCACTCCAGCCATCTGGCAAAGCTCATAGATTACCTGTGAGTCTTTGCCTCCGGAAAAAGCCACATGAAAACCGCTTGGAGAGTATTTCAAAGCAAGTTTTTCATACTTCTGTAGGGTTTCAATGGCCTTATCTATTTTGCTTTGCAACATGATTCAGTTTTTATTAGTTTTACGTTAATCAATTTCTTTGATAAGCTCACTCACCAACCATTCAGGTGGAATAGCTCTTGCTTTACAGAAATTTTCAATATCTTCTCTCTTAATGTCAGACACCTTATGTCCTCGAATGGTAAACTCTCTTTGGGGAACTTCTATTTTCCTCCGATTTGAATATCCATATTTATCTTTATAATCATTCATATTTTCTTAGATGTTAATTCCGTAAGTATTCTTATCCTCTTTTGATACATTATACCAATTTTCTCCGGAGACTATACCATTAATACCTTCACCTTGCAAATCCGATCTATCTTTGATTGTCTCAGAGATAACCTTGATTTTAGGATAGGTCCCGGTGTAAATTGTTGGAACCGGCTTTACCGCCTGAACTTCAAAAATGGGAGGCAATCCTTCACCCAGAAGGTTATCCGGAACAACGGCCATTATTATCATTTTCCCTTCGGGAGCCTTCTGGCATATCATGTTGAAATATTCGTTCTTCATACTTTATATTCTTAGCTGTTAGTTATTCTTTGAAATCCAGTTATCAGTATCACAGTGAAAGCAATATCCGGTTTTAGGATGCTCCGCACCGTCTTTTGCTCCACAGGTTCCACAATAATACTCCTTGTCATATTCCGGGGAAAGACCTTTATTCCGTTCTTTGATAACGGTTTTTCTTTCTTCAAGCATCATCATTTTATCGGGATTACGACTCAAATAAAACTTTCTGACTTTCCGTATTTGTTTCTCAAACAGATCATCAGATTCGGCAATTTGTTTTGATGTATATTTGCTCATGATTCGTTGTTTTTTAATTAAGAGCCTTCATTGTAGGCTCGGTTAATACTATTCCCCAAGATCGGGTATAGGCATCCACATATCACATTCATAATCTCCGTAATCTTCAAACTCAAAATTCCCGGATGTTGCGACACGTGGAGGTTTCCCGGCTTCAACAACTATATAACCACTAACTATTGCCCCATTTGATACCATCCTGCAAAGAACCATCTCATTTTCTTTAGGTAATCTTTCTTTAACGTTTATCCACGAGGATTGCTTTGCCTGCCATTCGGCACCTGCTTTAAATAGATTGACACCGTATTTTCCAATGACAGTGCTAGATATTACATAATGTCTAGCATCTCCATGGATCTTATAATCGGCATGAAGTTCCAGTATTATTCTTTCCCTTTCTATCCTAGCCGCTTCCTCTATCGTCTGTCCCATATCAATATCTCTTTCCATGTTTATTCTCCCTTAATTCGTTGTATTTCATTTTCTGCTCAATGTGCCAAAGCAGGTCTATATACAGCAAGTCCGCATTAAGAAATATAATTACGATCGAAGCCTTGATTACTTCCGCTATATCCCCATCGTTGGTTAGGATAGATGTTAAAAAGAACATCCTCTCAGTAAAAGACATTTCCTTTAAAGCATCATCCCAGTCTTTATATTCCGGCTCTTTCATGAAATCGTAGATATCTTCAAGGCTGATATCTAACGATCCTGCGAGATCCAGCAAGCGGATGCAGACATCACTAAGCTCATCTTCAACGGTATCTTTAATATTGCTTTTGAAGGCATATATAAATTCTTCATCTTTTGTTTTAGGATCATCCATTAAGATTATCCAATCCTCAAAAAACTTCCTTCTTGCGTATAGACCTTTCCTGTCCGCTTCCACGGCCTCAGAAAGCTCTGTTATCACTAGCATCAGAAGATGCTCATTGCTCAAATCCGTGTCATGAAACCCGTGATCGCATGCGCATTTGTACGCACGGTCACGGAGTGCGTTGAAATCAATCTTGCTCATATTTATTTTCTTTTTTAATTAAACTTATCACATATTCGCATCCTGCTTCAAACCCCTTGTTATATCCCATACTATCACGGCCCTTGAAATAAAAAGAACCTAAGCATAACATAAATCCTATTATCATCAATATGAGTCCTAGGCCGAAGAAGGGTTGGGAAAAAGATATATGGAAAGGCTTAAACTGTATTGTCATTCCGGAGGATAATATGAATATTACTGAAAGCATAATGACTGCGGTTAGTATTGCCTTAATCATTTGATCCTCCTTTCTCTAAAATATCATCACAAGCTCTACTATCGCACCTTGCCGGCTTTTGATGAAATGAACACCAAGCGTCCCCGTTTGCGTCTTCATCCTCGATAAGTCGGCAATCGCCGCATTTAACCGCTAGGTATTTATTGTCAAGGTATCCTTCCTTGATAAGCCATTCGATAGTCTCTATCAATGCTTCAATCGGATCATCATATCTATGCGATGTATAGTTTACCCCGTATTCAATGCTGTATTGATGATCCTTCACCTTATTATCGGCATTATATGTTTTAGCGTTTAGTCCTGCGCATAAATAAAGCGTACCTAATCTATCAATAGCTGGAGGCATCATGTCTATTAAAGCGGATAGGGACCAAGCGGGGCAATCATTTTGATATGAATGATCGTAATATGAATTATCTACTGGGAGTATTTCTTTTCTCAATATATATGTCTCCCCATATACATCATAGTAAAGCTGACCTTTATCGTCCTTCCGAATATCTTTCCATCCTGCTACATTGCATTCATCGTCAATATATAGGATTACCATGTCCGCCGTCTCCGGTCTCACCCCGGCCTCTAATAGCCGGGCTGATTGTTCTTTATTCGTGCAAATTTGATTCATGATTGTTTATTTAATTAATTCAAACTCGTAAACTATAACATATGGATTCGATTCCCACGTTCCCTTACCGCTTATCTTGTCTATCAAAGTCCCGTAAGCCTCTCGTGGTGATTCTCCCAACTCGTAATACTGAATTCCGTAATATCTTTTGATAACTCTTAGCCTTTCTCCATAATAACCATTTTGCAGTACCGTATGCGCCTCGAACTCTCCGGATACTTCGGTTATGCCTTCTTTCAAACAGTCCTCGTCCGATATGTCTTGCATCCGTTCTATCTTTATGTTGGTTATGCGGATACGGTATGGCATTAACTCCGCTTTGACAAACATCTTGTTGAAATATCCGCTTCTTTTCGGCATTACAGGATAACCGTCTTCATCGAGTTCATAATCAGGGAAATTGCCGCATTGACTGTAACTTTGCGCTATGGCAACTTCTTCTCTGATTTTATACCGAGTATTTCTAGTGACAAGGAGATAACCGTCATCGGAATAAATACAAATCTTATTATCCTCTATTTTCGGATATGAACCCTCATAGTTATAAAGATAAAATCTTATATTGCAATCGAGCTCAAGTCTCCTTGTATGTGTTTTTATACCTTCAAGAACTAACTTGGTTAGGTTAAATCGATCATTGAACATTATTTTATTCATGCTTTATCCTCCTTCACCTCTAAAAATATTACATCTTGATTGTCTTCTCTTTGTAAATCCAAACAAGCCATATTTGCGCATTCTTCTTTCTTTCTGTTGAAGAAATAGCAGTCAATACAAAGACCCTCGCAAACCTTTAGATTAACCTTCCCTTGACGGAACGTCTCGCCTATAGCGTATTCTTTAGCCATATCTTTCCCTCAATTTATCGATGTAAGATAAGTACCATTCACGAGCTTTCCTCTTGGCTTTTTCTTCATCTTCAATACCTTCATAGAACTCATATTCCTTGGAAAAAGGATCATGCTCAATAAATTCCTCGGTCTTGCAGAACGGACAAGGGATATCACCCTCTCCATATAGTTCTCCGTTTTCGTTACATTTATCCAAATCCCATAAATATCCATTGATACAACGTGCGTCTGGATAAGATGCGCCGAAAAAGGGAAACTCAAGACATTGTTTTATTTTCTCTTCCATATTTACCCCTCCTGAATAATTACACATTCTATCTCTTCGTCCCATGTGACATCCACCGGATCGTACTCATACTCTCCATCGGACGTGCGGATCATTACCTCCGCTTCCGGGTCTTGCTCTTGGAGAAGAGCTATTAGTTCTTTATTTCTCATGACTTATTTATCGAATTTGATTTGGTACAGGTGGAAACAATTCTCATGTAGGTTGACAAATTCATTACGTGGAGGGAATATCTGCGCTACCTGCATGCTGTCCGGCATGAACTTGTATCGTATCTCTTTCAGTTCGTAATATCCGAGCGTGTGATTGGCGGATACGGACAGATGCCATTCACCCATTTCCTTATTTATGAGGATGTCCTTTCCTTTGTAGGTGAACATACCCGTCTCGTAAACTCCGTGCTCATCCTCGATATGCTCATATATGAAATCGATCGGAAGCATCGTAAATGCCATTGGTAATGGCCGTTTATATTTCTTCAATTCCTCATTTGTCATTTTCTCTGTTTTTTTATTTATCTCATCATGGATGAATGCATCTTTCAACTACGATGAATGATTAAACCTTATTTGTTTTAGCGAACACCACGCTTTCGTGATCTGGCCTCAGATGGGCCATGCAAGCAGATGAGTACTCGCAGAATCTCGCTCCCTCGTCCCGGAAGACGCATCCCCTGCACGGGATCTTGTTCTGGCCGTTGTAGTACGGCCTGTACTTTTCCACGATAATTTTCATGTCTCCTACCAACACGATCAAACCGGTAGGGGTGTTCTTCAGTCTGTTGATTATTTCCATGATCTGTTTTTTAAAATGGCATGTCCTTGTCACAACTCCCGTAATCGTAGAACTTGGTCATGCCGTCATTATGCTTAAATTTCACTAATCCAGTGGCCCCATCTCTATTCTTGGCCACGATCAACTCTCCGTAATTGCGTTCTACGTTGCCGTTCTTGTCCTTGACCTCGATCTTGTAATACTCCGGTCTATGAATGAACATTACGATATCAGCGTCTTGCTCGATAGCCCCGGATTCCCTAAGATCGGATAGGAGGGGTTTCTTGTCCGGTCTGGCCTCGTTCCCCCTGTTCAATTGGGATAAGAGCAAGAAGGGAACCTTTAACTCCTTCGCCGTGATCTTGGCGGTTCTGGACATCTTAGCTACCTCACGTTCACGGCTCCCTTCCCGTTCACCGCTCTCCGCCAATTGGAGATAGTCGGCCATGATTATCCCGCACTTGCCTTGTTTCTTCAGTATTTTACATCGTGACCGGATATAGTCCATCGTCACGCACGGGTTGTCATCGACGTAGATCGGAAGTCTCCAAAGCTCATTCACTGCCGTCTCTACCTTGTTAATCTCCTCGTTTGTCATATACCCGGACTTGAACCGTTCCGGATCTACGTCGCACTCGGATAGGATCAGCCTGTTAGCCAAGCTTATGTCTGACATCTCAAGCGAGAATATCGCAACCGGGATATTGGATCTAGCCGCCGATTTGGCCAAGTGAAGCATCACGGCGGTATTGTGGGTGACTATGTAGTCATCCGTTATGTACAAGGCCTTCTCATGCGATACCGATATGCACTGGCATTCAACCCTGCGGTTGGTCGGTGTCACGGACATCACGGTCAAAGGTTTGTTCCTCCGGTCTGGCCTCACTCTGTCGAATTTCCTTGGGAGCGTGAAGCATTCCCTAGGATTGTCCGCTACGATCACGAGCCTGAAACTGTTCCTTTTCCGTTCGCCATAAAGGAATGAGCGTCTTTCTCTCAAGGAACATTTATATCCTAAAGACCAGCAAAGTGTTTGTACGCCTCTCGCCAATTTAGCGCTCGTGGTGTTGTAGCATATAGCCCCATTCTTGTCTATATCCCCGTCTGTATCGAGAAGACCGTTCAACAGCTCAACCCTTTGATCCCTGCATGCGTCAATGTACATGTCCGGGATGAACTTCTCGTAGGAATGGACATTCAACAATCCTAGGCTCTTTAGCTCTGACAGGTATTTATTGACCTTCCTGTTCTCCTTGTTGGTCACTAGGAAGCGATCATCCGACACGATAACATCGTAGTCGACCATACCTTGGATCTTATCAGCGATGAACTTGTCCGGCTTGCACCAGCTAACCCCCTTGCTCAAGACTCCATCTCCTAACAAGACTCCCATGAGATATGGGTGGATCACGAAATCTTTCTTTTCTCCGAATATCCCGGAGAAAAGAGGAATGCTTATTCTGCCGGAATATCTTTCCTTGCTTATCAAGTCCATAAGCTCTAGGGTAGATACGACCCTTTCGGCCTTGGCGTTGAACTTGGAAGATATTACGCTCCACAA